GGTAATTCGGGCCCCAATCGCCTGCTAGCGCCAGCCCAATAAAGGTTTCCTACCCAATGGCAATCCTGACGCAAGAGCAGGCGGCGGAAGTCGTCGGCTTGACGGCCAGGCGGCTTCGCCAGCTTGCTGACGAGGGCAACGGCCCTGCGCAAACGGCCGGCGGCCAGTACGAAGCTCGCGAGATTGGCCGCTGGCTAAAACAGCGGCTCATGTCTGAACTGGGCGTTGCGCAAGACGGCCAGGCGTACGACTACGACGCNGAGCGGGCGCGGCTCACNAAAGCGCANGCAGACAAGACCGAGCTCGAGGCGGCNGAGCTCGCGGGCGCGCTTGTGCGCGTCGACGACGTCGGAGTCCGAGTGGGCGCGCCTGGTTCGGGTGCCGCCAGGTCGCGGCTGTTCGTCCCTGACCAACCAAAGCCGCGCCGCGGGCTCGCGTGGCGGTCAACGACGAAGAAGCACAGGCGGTCATCGAGGCCGAGGTGCTCGAAGCATTGCAGGAACTCTCCGAAGATGGCATCCCACCGCAGACTCGCGAGCGCCGTAGACGTGCGCAAGCGAATGGCGCGGGTGCTGACGCCGCCCCCGAAGCTGACGGTGAGCGAGTGGGCGGACCGTTATCGACGCCTAAGCCCAGAAAGCGCAGCCGAGCCGGGGCAGTGGAGGACTGACCGCGCGCCGTTCCAGCGCGGAATCATGGATGCGGTCAACGATCCGCGCGTGCGCGAGATCGTGGTGATGAAATCCGCCCAGGTGGGCTGGACCGAAATCCTGGGCAACGTCGTCGGCTATCACATAGACCGCGACCCGAGCCCCATCCTGCTGATCCAGCCGACGCTCGACATGGGCGAAGCGTGGAGCAAGGACAGGCTTGCGCCGATGGTGCGAGACACGCCGGCACTGAAGGGCAAGATAAAGGACGCCCGGTCGCGCGACAGCGGGAACACGCTGCTGCACAAGACTTTCCCCGGCGGGCATATCACGATCAGCGGCGCGAACAGCGCGGCGTCGTTGGCGTCTCGCCCGATTCGCGTCGTGCTTTGCGACGAGGTCGACCGCTACCCGGCATCGGCCGGCACCGAAGGCGACCCGATAAGTCTCGCGCGCAAGCGGTCGACGACGTTCTGGAATCGCAAGTTGCTGATGGGCAGCACGCCGACCGTCAAGGGCCAGTCCCGGATCGACGCGGCGTTCGAGCAGTCGGACCAGCGGTACTACTTGGTCCCGTGCCCGCACTGCGAAACAATGGACCGGCTGACATGGCCGAATGTGAAGTACGCAGAGGGCGAGCCCCGCGGCGCGTTCTACGCCTGTCCGCACTGCGGCGGCGTGATTACCGACGCCGACAAAGCACGGATGCTGCCGAAGGGCCGATGGGTCGCAAGCCGCGAGTCCGATGGCGTCGCGGGCTTTCATATCTGCGAGCTCTACTCGCCTTGGGTGTCGTTCGGTCAGATGGCCGCGGCGTTCGTGGAAGCCAAGCGCTCGCCGCAGACGCTCCAGACCTGGGTCAATACGTCGCTCGGTGAAACATGGGTCGAGCGCGGGGATTCTCCGCAGTGGGAGCGGGTGCTCGGGCAGCGCAGCGACTACCAGTCGGGCGAAGTGCCTGAGGGCGTGCTCGCGCTGGTGTGCGGCGTGGACGTGCAGAAAAACCGCCTGGTCTACGTGGTGCGCGGCTTCGGGCGCGAGATGTTCTCGGCGCTTATCGAGCACGGCGAGCTCTACGGCGACACCGATCAGCCGGAAGTCTGGACTCGTCTCGGCAACCTGCTCGCCGACCGCTGGGGCGATGACATGACGATCCGCCTGATGCTGGTTGACTCGGGCTTCCGGGCCGACCACGTCTATGCGTTCTCCAGGCGTTACCCGCAGGTCCGGCCGACAAAAGGTCACGACTCGCTGTCAGCGCCGTTCAAGGCGTCGAAGATTGACGTGACGGTGCGCGGCGCGGTCATCAAGTCGGGCCTGCAGCTGTGGCACATCGACGCGGGTTACTTCAAGACCTGGGTGCACGGTCGTATCGATTGGCCAATCGGGGAGCCGGGCGCATGGCTGCTGCCGCAGGACGTCTCCGACGAGTACTGCAAGCAGGTCGTCGCCGAGTCGCGTATCACGCTGCCCAACGGCCGGACGATATGGAAGCAGCACGCCCCGGACAACCACTACCTGGACGCGGAAGTGCTGGCGACGGCGGGCGCTTACATGCTGCAGATCCACCGGATGCAGGTCGAGCCGAAGTCCGAGCCGAGTGCGCCTGCTGCGCCGGGCCGACGTGTGCGCTCGAGCGGCATCCAGCATTAACAGGAAACCTATGTTCACCATCACGTTGAGCATCGCGCAGGCGCGCCTGACCGCGTACCTGGACGCCGAGGCGAAGGTGCTTGGCGGGCAGAGCTATCGGATTGGCGAGCGCACGCTCACGCGCGCCAACCTGACCGAAATCCGCGCCGGCATCGACTACTGGTCGGCAAAGATTGACACGATCGAGGCGTCGGGCGGCATGCCGCGCCGCGGGCCGGTGGCGCGCGGGATCACGATCGGATGAGCGCCGAGACCCGAAAAGCGCTTGCCGACGCGGTGCGCGGCACTGCGCTGGACCGCGCGCTTGCGTGGTTCTCGCCTGAACTCGGACTGCGTCGAATGCGTGCGCGTGCCGCAATGGCCGCCGCCGGGCAGTACACGGGCGCGTCCAAGTCGAAGCGCTCGCTTGCCGCCTGGACGCCGCGCAACGGCTCGGCCGACGCCGACCTGCTGCCGGACATGCCAACGCTGCGCGATCGCTCGCGCGACCTGCAGCGCAACGCGCCGATTGCGGCCGGCGCGGTCAATACGGTGGTTACCAAGACGGTCGGCACGGGCCTTGCGCTGTCGCCGCAGCCGAACCGCGAGATTCTCGGCTGGGACGAAGAGCAGGCCGCGGCATGGTCGTCGCGCGTCGAAGTGCTGTGGCGTTCGTGGGCCGAGACGACGCGGTGCGATGCGGCGCGGCGGCTGAACTTCTATCAGCTCCAATCGCTCGCGCTGCGCTCGATGCTGGAAGCCGGCGACGTGTTCGTGAACCTGCCGGTCATCGCGCAACCTGGCGGTCGTCCGATGACGGCGCTTCAACTCATCGAAGCCGAGAGAATCTGCAACCCGTTCGGCCAGGCCGACACGGCGCGCCTGGCGGGCGGAGTCGAAATGGACGAGTACGGCGGCGCACTGCGCTATCACGTACTCAAGCAGCATCCCGGCTCGATTCACGGCGCGGCGCGCGAATGGATCACGATTCCCGCGCTTGGTGCGCGCACGGGCAGGCGGAACATCCTGCACGTCATGGAGCCCCGCAGGCCCGGGCAGACGCGCGGCGTGCCGTACCTGGCCCCGGTCATCGAGTCGTTGAGGCAGCTCGACAAGTACAGCGAGGCGGAACTGAACGCCGCCGTTATCTCCGGCCTGTTCGCGGTGTTCATCACATCGCCTGCCGGCACCGGGATGGAAGTCACCGAGTCGGCTATCACCGGCAAGGCCGGGTCCAGCGACGCGAAGGTGTCCGGCTGGGACGGGACGCTTACGCCCGGCATGGTGATGGACCTGGCTCCTGGCGAAGACGTGACATCGACCAACCCGGGCCGTCCTAACGCTCAGTTCGACCCGTTCGTCGCGTCCGTGCTGCGCCAGGTCGGAATGGCGCTCGAGTTGCCCTATGAAGTGCTGACCAAGCATTTCGCGTCCAGCTATTCGGCCGCACGCGCGGCGCTGCTGGAGGCCTGGCAATTCGTCACCGGGCGTCGCGCGCTAATGGCGCACGCGCTCTGCCAGCCCGTCTACGAGGTCTGGCTTGCCGAGCAGATTGCAGACGGGCGGATCAGCGCGCCGGGATTCTTCACCGACCCCGCGCTGCGCTGGGCCTATGCATGCGCCGCATGGATTGGCGACGGACCCGGGTCGATTGACCCGAGTAAGGAAATCGCGGCAGCGGCTGCGCGCGTCGAGCTCGGCGTGTCCACGCGGGAAAAAGAGTCCCTGCTCTGGGATGGCTCGGACTGGCGGCGCAATCACGAGCAACTGGCGCGCGAGCGTCGCATGCGCGAGGCGGATGGGCTTGTGGTTGTGCCACAAGCGCCGCGTCCGCCGGACGAAAGGGAAACGGAAGAATGAGGCTCATCGACATGGTGCAGTCGCCTTGGGCCATCGCGCCCGAGGTGCTGCAGGAAATATGCGGAATCTACGTCTCGCACACGCGCCGCGAAAAGCTGGACGTGGGCGCGCTGGAGGCCCGGCTCGGCCGCCCGCTCGGGCGCAAGGAAGCAGGCTACGAGGTCCGCGACGGCGTGGCGGTCGATCACGATTGACGGCCCGATTTCCAAGCGCATGAATCTGCTGTCGCAAGTCTCGGGCGGCGCATCGACCGACCTGGTGATGCGCGACCTGAAGGACGCCGCCGACGACAAGGACGTGCGCTCGGTGCTGCTGCAGATCAGTTCGCCAGGCGGCACGGTAGATGGCACGCAGGAACTCGCGCGCATGGTGCGCCGGGTTGATGCAATCAAGCCCGTGGTTGCCGTTGCTGACGGGCTCATGGCGTCGGCTGCGTACTGGATCGGCAGCGCCGCCCGGGCCGTCTACGCGGTCTCGGACACCACGCAGGTCGGATCGATTGGTGTGGTCGCTACGCACGTTGACGTGTCGCGCGCCGAAGAGGCGCAGGGCGTNAAGACCACCGANATCACNGCCGGCCGCTACAAGCGCATCGCGTCGGCATACGAGCCGCTGTCCGACGAGGGCAGGGCGTCAATTCAGGATCAAGTCGACTACCTGTATTCGGTGTTTGTCAACGACGTGGCNGAGCACCGCGGCGTCTCTACCGAACAGGTGGTCTCAGACATGGCGGACGGTCGCGTCTTCGTCGGGCAGCAGGCAGTGCGCCGCGGCCTGATTGACGGGATCGTTTCCATNGAGGACTTGCTGTCGCAAATGGCAGCGGGTCAATTCCCGGACTCGGCCGGTGCGTCGAGTGCGAGCGCCGGTAGTGCGCCTTTGTTCAACATTTCCAAGGAAATCGATATGGATATCACGCTTGAGATGCTCGAGCGCGACCATGCCGAGATCGTCGGGAAACTGCGCGCGGATGGTGCTGCTGCCGAACGCGCTCGGATTCTCGGCATCGAGGCTGCCGCGCTGCCGGGCCATGAGTCCCTGATTGCTGCGTTCAAAGCCGACGGCACGGCCTCGCCCGCCGATGCGGCGCTCGCGATCGTGCAGGCCGAACAGTCGAAGCTCGCGAGCCACGCCGCGGCGATGCGCGAGGATGCGCCCGCTGCTGTTCCGGCTGCGGCGCTGCCCGACGAGTCGGCGGCCGACTCGGTTGACGCTTCGCTGCCCATCGAAGAGCGCGCCCGCAAGGCATACGACGCCGACCCCAAGGTCCGCGGCGAGTTCCCTTCGCTGGCCGGCTTCACTTCGTTCCTGCGCGCATCCGAGTCCGGTCGCGCGCGAATCTTCCGCAAGTAAAGGAATCACCACATGGCTACCCTTGCCGCTGACAAGGCCCGCGCTTTCGAGCTCGGCTCTGTCCAGGAATATCCCGTTGTCGCGTCCGACATCATCTACGAAGGCTCGGCCGTCGGCGAAGAGACGAACGGTCATGCGCGCCCGCTGCAGGCCGGCGACGTGTTTCTCGGCTTCGCCGAGTCNAAGGCCGACAACTCGGCCGGCGCTGCTGCTGCCAAGACCGTGCGCGTTCGCATGCGCGGCCAGGTGCAACTGCCGGTCGCGGGCGCGACTGCCGTGACCGCCAACGACCGCCCGCTGGTCTACGCATCGGACGACGACACGTTCACGCTCACCGCGTCCACCAACTCCATCATCGGCCGCGTTTCGCGCTGGGTCTCGAGCGGCGTTGCCGTNGTCGAGTTCGACGCGATGCTCGCCGCCGCTGAAGCCGCCCGCGTGGCCGGCGACGCCTAACAAGGATCGACATCATGAGTGCACAAGGTCTTAGCTCGCGCGCCATCATCGGCGAGTTCTACGCGCGGCTCGAGCA